GTTCACGAATTTTAGGATATTGTGCATAATACACATAACGCATCATAATAGAATTGCAAACACTATTCAACTGAACAGTAATAAGATTTCCCGAAGGATTTCCATTAGCAAATCTATATAGATCACCCTCAAATAAAATGTTTGGATGAATAATATCAGACAATGCCCCTCGGACCAATGCAAGGTCTTCTTCAGAGCAACCAGCAGCTTCATACCATGAAACCATGATCTTTGCTGCTGCACCTGTAATCTGAGCAGCCATTCTTGTATCAAAACCAGCAAAATCACCAGCAATCATTCGCGTCTTACTGTACTCTGTAAGATATGTATGAAAATCATCCCACTCCTTAGAAGTAGCATTGATTCCAACCATACATTCAGAAGTACGCCAGAGCTTCCTCATAATAATGGGAATCCCAGCTAACGCTCTACGAGAAGCTACAAAGTTAGCGAACTGACTACCATAAAACTTACGCACTTTCTCGTTAGCTTTCTTAGTTGGTAAGAGTTCATTCACCTTGCTACTTGTTTTATAAATAGCTTCCGATCTCTTTCCATTCTTCCAACAATCAATTGTATAATCGATTTGTTCTTGGATATCATAGTTATCATTGAATTCACGTGGAACTTTCACTTGTGCCTCATCCATAGGATCACGCACAAGACAATGTTTCTTTGATTTGAAAAGAGGAAAACCCGCTGATGTACTGCTAGGCAATCCACCCAATCCGCGTTCTGTTGATCCATTCATCGCCTCTTCTTGAGAATAAATTCTCATAATATCAGAAAATTCTGGATCTTTTGTGAAAGCATCAAGGGTATGCTTTGCATAATCTGCAATAGCCTTAGAGAGAATGTCACCTTCATAATGTTGAACCGGGTCAGTCAACTTATTCAAAGTTTTCATCGCCTTTTCAACAGCATTAGGTTCTTTAGGAGGTCTATGTTTACACTCTCCCAAATTTTCAGCAATTCCCAAAAATGGTGTACGCATGTATGGAGGTCGACTACGATCTTCCATAGGTTGCCCATTCTTAAGAACGGTACCAAGATATGTTACAATAGTCTTATCTTTTGTACCATCTTCTCTCAAATACAAAGGCTTCTGATTAATGATGCTAAATGGTTGACCATAAGTATCAACATTTACATCACCTGTAGAATGCACCACCAATGTAGGACTGGTAAGCTTAAGCTTTTCCAAACCCTTTTTGATATCACTTTGGAGTATACAAGTACTAAATCCTTTAGTAGATCCATGATAACCTGCAACATGGAATCCATAAATGATTCCTCTCTCTGCATCGATTATCGGCGCTCCACAAAGTCCACCAAAACCCTTAAACTCTGTATCATATGTTAAGCCCTTTCCTGTTTCCAATTTATATTGAATAGGAACATGTTTTTGTCCCCATAGCATACCTGGTTTCTCTAAATAACCATGATACACTAAAGGTTCTGCAATAGGTCTAGCTGCTTGTTTGCTAATTTTGACCTCATTATAATGGCTCTTCCATAACATAACAGTTGTTCTGCTATAATATGAAGGATATTCCAACGGATAGAAATCTACATAACTCTTTGATGCAGGACTCGAAGCTAAATGAATGAAAGCAACATCGCGCTCTCTATCAATGTAACAATATTCTTCTGTTAACTTTTGATCTTTTGTCTTCGATCCTGGAACACCAGGTGTGGGATCTGTCTCAATATCAAATGGGAAAGTATTAGGAATAATATGTGAAGGAACCATAATAACATTACTTGCTACCATGATACCATTCACTGTACCATATCTTTTCCCTTTAGAAAGTGTAATTACACTTCTCAATGATCTTGCAACAGACAGCTGTAAATCCTTACTAGTGGTAGTTTTAGATACAGCGGAATCTTTGGGAGGCAGTCGCGAATAACCTTCTTTATAATCTCTAATATCTTGAGTTTCAAAAACATTTTTTCCCTCAGCAGGTGCCTCAACAACTTTTCCAAAGTAATTAGACACCTCCTTAAAATAAGAAGATTTATCTTGAGATTTAATAAGAGGTTTCAACACTTTGTATACAGCATAAGCCATAAAAATGCTTCCACTAACAGCAAAATATTTCTTTGCATTAGATTCCAAGTGTTGCTTTGTATCTTCACAAAGTGATGACAAGAAATCAGATCTACGCGACAATTCGCGATCAATCTCTTTCACGGTCTTATTATAACAAAAGAGTCCATAGAGGCTAAAAGCAACTACAGCGACTTTGAAGATATCAAAACCAGTAAAGCAACCAAATAGAGCACTTCCAAAAATCAAACTTATGATTTTAAAATAAGTATCTCTATCTTTGTATATTTTATACCATAGCATGGATTTGCGAACACTTTGATCAAGAATCATTGTAGGTTTGTTGAGCAATGCTCTAATATCCCACAAGTCTCTCGTGCTCATACTTTGCCACATAGTAATAAAGCCAGACATCGCAACTGCTTCTTCATTTTCCTTTACACAAGAGCAAACAACTGTTGGACATCTACATTGACTACAAAAACCACATTCATCTAGTTCATTTTGCATAGTCATTTGCGATTTCTGTCGTTTTCTATGCTGTTCGATATCTTTCGCTACGAAAGCACACAAAGCATGAAAATCATGATCCTTATCATCATGGGGATTCCACTCACGACGTGGAATCACGTCCCACTCAATTACACCTCCAGAAATACATTTGAATCGTTTCAATACCAATTCATAAACATCAAATCTTAGATTGTCTTGCTTGATAAGACCTCCAAAATCATTACGAAATCCATCGCGAATAGCTACCTCTACATGCAAAGCAAAACGCCGTAAAATGCTTTCTGCACATGCAGAACATTCTAAAGCTCTTAAACAGTCAACATTTGTTGTTGCAAGCAATGCATCATTTCCAGGGTAATACTTTCCTTTATCCTCAGCTGAAGCTTTTTCAAGAGGTCGAGGTACAGTATTAACATAGTTTAACATCCTATCGTAATTAGGTTTACTATTCTTATTATTAGCCACATCATCAGCCACAATAATACGGTGTGATGGTAAAATGGTAGATTCATAACGTTCATCAATATTAGTGAAGACTACACTACCACCTTCATTCGGATCTCTTCCATATGCATTCAAAATGGTTTTAGATAATAATTTAATCATAGTTGATTTACCACAACTAGAAGGTCCAAACATCTTAATCGCATAAGCCTCTTCTTTAACAGGAGCATCAGCTTTGCGTGCCCACAAATTCGATTGCATCTCTGTAAGCTTTCTAATAAAATTGGAAATAGCCATACGTTGCTGCACACTTGTTGCTCGCACAATTAGTGATTTTGCTGTTTTAACAGCTTTGGTTAGTCTCTCCTCATATTTTCCGGGGGTAGTATTATAAATAGTCTTTAACTCAGTTTCCTGATTCCCAAGAACAAAATTATATGCTTGTTCCAATTCCCGAACTTCCAATTCAAAAACCTTAGATTCATCCTTGCCTAACATCAAATTGCTCCAATCACCGGTGCAAATTTGCTTCCAATTACCTGCAACAAATCGATAAGCTTCGAAAGCTAATTCGATAACATCTGTTACATCTGGTAGAGCTTTACGAAATGTGTTGAATCGAGCACTTACTTCAGAGAAGTTAAGGTTTTCAATAGCAACTAGATCTTTCGCTGCTGCATACAATGACATAATTTTGCTGAAAAATTCTGAGACTTTGTCCCAAACTGCATCATTAAAAAATGAATCTGTCATTTGGAAAAAAGATAAAATATAATCCTTATAAGAAAAGTCTTTCTCTCCTTCTCCCTGAGGTAACACCACTCCAAAAGCTTGTTTGAACCAATTAAAGGCCAAATCAGCATAATCTCCCTTAAAATTC